ACACCTCTTAGATATGCTGGTAATGCTGATCCAGTATCTAATGATGTTTGAATATCTGTATTAATCTTTGCTAACTGACCTCTAACTGTAGCATCACTATCTATAGTGCCTGTAGCAGCCACGGCTGGTGCTGTTAGCCCTGTAGCCTGTTCAGCGGTCATTGTAGGGGTGGTTCCTGCAACTTGGGCTGCTGTCATAGCAGAAGGTGATGCAGCCGTCTGTGCGGCTGTCTGTGTGGCTGTAGGAGCCGTTATATTTGATATTGTAGGTGTAGTCCCTGCTGTTGGTGTAGGTGCTACAACTGTTCCAGTTAAACCTGAAGTTGCCATAGTCTCACCAGTTTGTACAGCTTGTAAATTAGGTGTTACTGTAGTACCTGTTGGGGCAGTAGGTGCTGTAAGTAATGTATCAATAACTGATATAACCTTACGACTTTTATCTTGCTCCGTCATTGTCGGCTGAAGAGCCGCTTCAGGTAGTGTGGTTGTATTTGGTGCGTCTGTTGTCGCCATTATCTCCCCTGTCGATTATATTTTTTAAACATTCGTTTTTCTGATTTATTTTTATTTTTTTTATGTACCCTTGGTCTCTTCCTAGGTTTAGGTCTTTCCTCAAATGACTTAAACTTTCTAGCCATTATGGTTTAGTTGGCCATGTAACATTATTACATTTGTCAACAGTGTCTTTACCTTCAGGTAAATCCCTTAATTCTTGTCTGTATGTTTTCATGTCATCTGACATAGTAACATCAGATAAAGCATAGAAGTCAGTCTCAGCTAAAAGTTCATTTCTTTTAGATCTAAGATTATCTTGTGCTCTTCCTAAAGCACCATCTGCCCATGCTTGTTCTTCAGCATCTCTAGCAGCTTCCTCTGCAGCTGTGAACTGTACTTTATTTCCATTTATATTATGATATCTTGGCATTATTTCTCCTTACGTAATTCCGTATAATGATATTGTTCCTGCGTCTATATTTCCTGAAGACATTTTAAATTGAAATCTTGTAATTGCAGTAGTGGTGTTAAAATATCCAGCTGAATAATTACCAAAACTGTAATACCCATTACCTACACATTGAGTAGTTCCTATAAAATGTTTTACAAAAGTTGAAGATGATGGATTAAATACATGTAAATATCCACAAAGACTACTATCATTTCCATCACTATCTATATTTAAAGATAAATCTTGAAATCCTGTACCTTGTACTTGGTGTTGTCCTGAACCATAAGCGAGAAGTGTGTCATCACTCTCACCTTGTTGTACATAAAAAAATAATGAAGTAACTGTTTGATTGTAATTAGTATTAGTGCCAGTATCTGCTTGAAATTTAAGTCTACTGCCGTCTGTGCCTGGGTGTATGTCTTTAAAAATAAATACATATTCTTTATATGTGCTATCAATTCCAGAAGTAATGCTAATAGTAGATGAAGATGATGCAGTTGCTTTTGAGATAAACGCCATATCACCTAGCCCCGTAGTAGTTCCTACTGCCGTTGCTGATCTAAGTGCTCTATTATTTAATTTAATAATACTCATTAACTATCCTTGATTCCATAAAGTTTAATTGTACCAGCATCAATATTACTTGGGCTAAATTTAAATTGAATAGCATCTACTGCAGATGTAGTATTTCCATAACCACCTATGTGATAGAAATAATTTATATTACTATTTATAAAATTTGTTCTAGCTATATAATGTTTTACAAATGTTGTTGATGACGGATTAAATATATATAACTCTCCACTAACATTATAATCATTACCAAGACTATCAAACCTATCTGTTAAGACTTGAAAATCTGTACTTTGTGATAAGTCTCTACCTGTATTATAGGATAAAACACCTGTTCCACCACCCTCAGAATTTCTTGCCTCAAATGCGTATGATGTTTTAGTTACATTGTAATTACTACCAGTATCTACACTCATATTAAATTGAAATATTGCTGCCGAATCTCCACTTCCTGATGGGTGACAAGCTATAAATTTAAATAAATACACAGGGTATGTACTATCAAAAACTACACTTGAACTTCCATGAACAAAAGATATTGTTGAATCAGAACTAGCTGTTATTGTTTTAATATGGGTCATAGCACCACTAGGTAGGGAAGCTAACTCTGTTACCTCACTTATACTATTATTGTTATATTTAACTAATGCCATATAATTTTATTGTTCCTGAATCTATGTTACCACTACTAAATTTAAAACGTAATCTGGTTATTGCTGTTGTAGTATTAAAATATCCAGCTGCAAAAAATCTCATAGTATAATTTGTTGGGCCATGACTATTTGTGTCCATTATAAAATGTTTTACAAATGTTGTATCACTAGGATTAAACAAGTGCATAGTTCCATTAAAGGCTTGATCACTATCATTACCTACACCAGAGTTTCCTGTCATATAATGAAAATCTGTATCTTGATCTAAATCTCCACTTGTATAATATTGAAGAGTTGCTGTACCCGAACTTGAACTTTCATAATTATATGCTCTAAAAGATGCAGATGTAATAGTTTGATTGTAGCTAGTATTTGTTCCTGTATCACCCTGAAAAAGAAAGTGAACACTATCGGTTGCTGGGTGTATATTTATAAACTTTACAATGTATTCTTTATATGTAGAGTCTATACCACTTGTAATATCAATAGTTGATGAGCTTGAAGCTGTTGATGTAGATATTAAATTTAATGATCCACCAGAGATACTCGCAGGTATACTCGTGATTGCCGATAGGGAGTTGTTGTTGCACACATTGATTGACATGTGTTACTCCTTTGGATATTTATCTTTTACTGCTTTAATAGTTGTTTTCCAACCATCTATTCCATTGTGATATATATCATCTAGCTGATCTACAATAGCTGGATACTCAGCTGCTCTTTTATATTTATATTCACCTGGATCTGTCCAAGCATTAACACTTGTCCAATTTACACTAACATTGTTTCCATCTTTATCTTTTGCAACAATAGTTTCTTGTGTATCCCCATTTATATTAATTACATTATTATGTGTTGCGTAAATCGCTTTGTGTAAATCAGCCATTATGCTAATACCTCCATAGCTGTAATCGTTGAAACTGTATTAGCAGAACTTGAATCTTGACTACCAGACCTATTTAAAAAAACAGTTCCATTACTATCTCCACCTCTTCCAGCTTGAACTTTATAAGTTGTTTCAGAAGTTGTTGATGGACTATCTAAAAAATTCATAGAAACCCCTGCTTGGTGATCTGTTCCTGATTGTGATCTTAAACAATTTACAAAAGTTGCTTCAACCCCTGTCGCTGCATCCCCACTAGCAATATCTGTTGAACCTCTTAGTATTCTTCCTACTGCTCTTCTATATCCATCAGTATGACTATTAACAAATGACCCTAAATTAACTAATACTAAAACTTTTGAACCACTTGCAGAAGGTGTTATTGCCACAGATAATCCTGTTATATCTGTAAAAGAATCTGATGTTGTACTAAATGTATCAGTTTTAGTTGTTGAAACAACTTGACCTATTTTTCCACCAGCACCACTTGCTAATTTAGCAGCAGTTACAGCATTGTCTGCAATACTTGCAGTAACCACAGCCCCATCACTAGGTGTGCCTATATTTAGTACATCGCCTAATAAAATTATAAAATCTATAACATCACCTGTTGCTAAGTTACTAGCAAAAGTAATTGTTGAACCAGAGATAGTAAAAGAACTACCTGGTTTTTGTAAGATACCATTCAAACTAACCAGCATGTGATTAGCGTTCTCTGGCTCCACATTAGTAGATCCAACTTGCATAGTATATGCTGCCTGTCCGTTTACTACGGATATAGCATCACAAACTTGAAAGTTTCCGACTACTGGTTGTTTTCCTATATATGCCATATTTCTCCTTAATTAATTTTATCTTGCGTTGTTGGGTATACCATTAGAGTTTACAAATGGTGCTTCTGCAAAAGCCATAAAAATAAATGTTTGACCAGAATTATTAAGATTTGCACTAGCACCTCTTAATTTAAAACCATTTGATAAAAGATCAATTTGCAAACCACTATTAGTATCTTCTGCATTAGATAAATTTGCATATATAACTTCGTCATTTGTATTAAAAACTTTTCTTTTATTATCATACATAAGCCAATGTTCTGATGAAGTTGTTCCTTTTATCATAACGAATGAGGGTTTAAATCCTGTATAAACAAATGTTCCATCTGCATTTCCATTTCCTGTGTAGCTTCCAAATTTTGAGTAGCCTTTTTTTTCTGCGAAGCAGTAGGCTATAAAACTTCCAGTAGTCCGAAAAGAATCTCCAACAGTAAATACAGTTGTAGTTGGGTCAGTATTATTCCAATAATTAATTGATGCAGCAGTTGCAGAAGTTGTATCTAAATTTAGTACACTTGTATTTCCTACTGGTTTAGAATAAACATACCAATTATCTACAGCATCTATTCTTTTTACTATTACAATATTTGGTATTGCTCCTAAACTATGTCCTATCGTTGCTGTTGAACTATTATCTCCAGTCCATTTAACAACACTAAATCCGCTTGTAGTATTTGCAGAAACTGTTGAGGTTATGCTTCCATCTGTGTTTGATGATGCTGTGCCACCAGCTAACCAATTCCAACTTACAAATGATTTTGAACTTTCATTTACAGCAGTTCCAGTTCCAACATCAAAACCATCACTATCAAAACCAGAAATTTGTGTTGTATCTGTATATTCAGCAATATTATCATTTGAAACAAGTATTTTTGCATCACCTCTTACAGAGTCAGCAAGTCTGTGTGGTCTTGCAACAGTTCTGTTTTTAACCCACACCCAATCTGGTTGAAATCCAACTCCAGTAATTGTTCTATTACTACCATTTCCTGTATAAAGAATTGTGTTGAAGAATTGTGTTGGGTCGTCAAGACCATTCGTATATGACATTATCCAAACTCCGCTAGGTTTTTAGTATTGAGTGCATAATATCCTGATGGTACAGAATATTCAAAGTTTCCATAGCCATTAGCATCTGTATTACCTGATGAGATTGAGAAAGATGGAGAACCAAAATTTGCTGATGCACCCTTACCTGAACCATAGGCACTTGTTGCTATAAAGTATTCTAAACCACTTGTAATAGAAATTGCACCTGTTCCTGTTGACCCTGATGTTGGATCACCACTATTTTGAAATGTTCCATTTTTAGAAAAGTATAATTTGTTATTGTCTAAATCTAAAGCAACACCTAATATATCTCCTGAACTTAATGATGCACCATAAGAAGTTGCACTATCACCCACATAGTAGTTTCCATTATTAGCATCGTAACCATAAGATGTTGATGTATAACCAATTTTAACATTTGTAGTTTGTTGGAAATGTGACATAGTTGCTATACCAGTATTTACATAATTATTTGCCGAATCAAGTTTAAATTCTGCATACCACTTACCTTGTGTAAATCCTATTGTAGATGCACTTGCTCTCCAATTAGCATCTGATGATGAAAATTTTAAATTACCCTCAGCTAATGTTGGAGAATTACCAATAACTAAAGGATTTAATGTTGCAAAATTATTTGTGCAAGTATCAGTAGATTGATCTACTGCTGTAAGGTTATTAACTGTAAAATTATTAGAACCAGCAGCATCATTTCCTAAAGCTGAACTATCTTCAAAGTCTAAATAAAATCCATTTGTACCAAAGGTTAAACCAGATACATCTATTGGTTTCCATATTGTAGGACTATCACTATCAAACTCTCCAAATGATGTTTGGTCTAGTTGTGAGCCATCAACTAAAACTGTTTCTGCTAAATAACTATTTAAATAGTGAGTTGGACTACCTATTCCTGTATAATCGTAACGACCAATTTGAAAAACAGTACCATTATGATTTATATTTGTATCAGTATTTTGTGATGGATAAGTTGATGACGCAAAACTTGTTTCTTGAACTCCATTTATATAAATTTTAACTCTGTTTGATTCTGTACTTTGAGTAGTATCAACAGCAACCATAAGGTGATACCATGCGGAAAAATCTCTTAATAATCTATTTGTTCTAAAGTATAAAGTTTGATTACTATTATTTTGATCATATACTCTTACTTCACTACTTTGAATATAAATAGCCATATAACTATTCGAACCAGAACTTTGAGAACTTAAATATTGAGTTGCTGTATCACATAATTTAAACCAACAACTAAATGTAAAAGTTCTTTGATTTCCAGATGTTGCTGTTCTGTTTAAATAATCACTACTACCACTATTAAATCTTAATGAGTTAGCTACATTATAAGCAAAAGTAGGTGTGCTTGGTGCTGGATATAAAAAACTATTTATTGGCATTAAGCCTCCAATACTGGAAGTTCACCTAATGGTCTAGTTATAGATCCATCCTCTTGTTCTGTGTATGTGTATAAAGTCTCTAAAGCTGGTGTGTCTGCAGCATTTGTGATAGCTGTTTCCATACTAGCTGCTTTAGTTCTTACAGCTGCCCTATGGGTTGTGATAGCTGATGGTACTGCTGTACCTGCATCTGCTTTTCTAACTATATACCAATCCGTATCTTGTAATATTTGAGCAGCTTGTTTTTTTATATTTCTAATTAATATTGTTTTTAATCCTTCAACTGCAACATCACCAACATCTTTACCCTCTGGTATTTTATTATCTGTTTTATCCTGAGATGTCCATAAAGTATCTGCATGTTTTTTAGCTGTAGCTGTACCCCATGATCTAGTTACTTTACCACTACCAAATGTATATGATTCATTAGTATTAATATACCATTTCTCATCTTTAAAATTTGTACTATCTGTTTCAACTTCGTATATACCAATAGCTTCTTTCTCTGCTTTAGTCCACTTACTAAATATATCAGCTGGATATTGATTACCATTTAATTCAAACCCTTTAGGGTTAGAAAATATTTTTGTAATTGATCCTGATTCTACTAATGCGTACATAATTCTCCTATGATAATGTTAATGCTTGATTTCTACCAACTTCAATCCACTTAGCACCATTGTATCTAAATACAAATACATCACCTAGATTAGCTGTTGTTGTTAATGTTGGAGCTGTGTCTGAGGCAAATTCAAATACAGCATTCCATGTTAAAGTTCTTGAGCCTGTTCCATCTTGTATTACAAGTATTGATATAAACTGACCAGTAGTATTATTGGTAGGAGCAGCCAATGTTCTATTACCACCTAGAGTTAATTTACATACATCTTGCGTTGAAGCATCCCAAGCAACTGTTGCTTGATCTGTTAACGTAGATTCAGAATAATTTAATTTAGCAGACGTAATTAAATCGTCAGCTATATCTG